CTTTTTACTGCGTTCTACTTCAAGTGCGTTTCTACTGTATGCAATATCAAGATCCTTTAATTCTTCAAGCGCATCTGAGAATATCGGCATACCTAAGCATGATCCAATTTCAACAATATTGGCGCCTGGTGTTGTTAACACTCCGTATAAAGGTCCGTCAAGGTTGGCAATTGATACTTCATCTTGCAAGCCCTTCCACGGTGTATTCTCAATATTAACAAACTTCTCAAGATCGTCTTTTCTTGATCCTATAAAGCACTTGTTTGTTATCTTGTATGTATCATCTTCAAATCTGTGATATTCAAAGCGTGTGTAATAATCTTCGCCTTCCTTTTCTCTGTTAATGAACACTACTGCGGTTATCTTACCGTTTTTATCTTCTGTAACGATATAATCACCTGGCAATACCACGTCAATGCTATCTAAAGAAGGCTTTAAGATAATAGTTCCATAGGCGCATCCATATTCCACCCATGTACGCAACTGAAAATAAATATTGTCTAACTGTTCCTGTAAAAAGTCTGCCTTGCTGCTTCCGTCAATTTTAATGTCGATCGCCAGCGTAGCCAGTCGTGCTGTTTCTGAACAAATGCTTTTGGCAAAGTTAATGGTTTTTATATTATCATCTTCATCTAACCATTCAGGATTTCCCCTGTATATGTTTGAACACTTATTGATAAATTGTACCATTTCACTTGACGTAATAGTTTTAACGTCAAATAGTTCTCTTGCCTTGCTATCAAATAACATAGTAAACCATCCTTTTATTTTATTAATTAATCCCATTATGCACTGTAACCCCGCTTATTATAGAATCGTTCTAAACTGTATCGCAGTGCGTCAATTAAGTGGTTGTTTGCGTCCGGGTAGCCACTTATAACGTCACCGTCCTTATTCCTTGCATATTCATATTCTGTGAACTCTTTTAATGCGTTAGGTGTTCTCTTTGGATCAATAACTATCTTTCTTCCCTGTAAAAACTTCATTCCATAGTCAACGCTTCCAGGGCCTTTAATAGCCGCCTGGGCGTTTAAGCCAGCATCCCTAAAGTCGTTCACTGACTTAGGTTCTGCGCTATCACATATTATCTGAAAATCGTCATAGCCTAACTTTTTTATCATTTCTGACGTTTCAAAGTTAGGTGTTTTATTCACGTATATTTCATCTAATAAATAAATTGTATCTTGCGCCTGTTCGTAAGCGCATCTTATAAAAGCAAATGGATCCGGGTACCATCCCCAGTCAACGCCTTGATAAACACGATCAAAACGATCCAGTTCTTTTTCTTTTATTTCTCTTATCTCTAAGAACTCAAAGACGTTTCCGCCTTCACCGTTGGCTATGCCTAAATATTCATGCTCATACGCTTCCGGGTTTACTTCCTTTAGGTGTTCTGCATCTTCAATGAACTTAGGGCCTAACCATTCAGGCGGCGCATCTATATAGCAACTATCATGCACTATTCTGTTTGGATCCGGTATAAGCAATTCCTTGTTAACCCAGTGCATCTTGCTTTTTGGTGGGTTAAAACAACTAAAATCATAAAATTCTGTACCGTTACCACGTAGTACAGACTGGTTTATGCTTCGTTCTTCTTCAGGGCTTTCTAACTGGTCCTTTTCTTCTTTCCATAATATGCCTATATAACCAAATTCAGGCTTTATTGACTTCAGTTTAATAGGATCATCACATCCCCTAAAGAATATCTTTTGCCCTGTCTTTTTCATGGTTATTTCAAGTGGGCTTATCTTGTATTCAAAATCATCAGTCAAACCTAATTCATTTATGGCCCATTTAAACTGTGCATAAACTGAATCCTTCAGCGTACTTCCAACTTTTCGTGTAGCGCACGCATGGATCGTTGGGTTGTTCTTCATGATTTCCAGTATCTTGCATGGCACGTATGACGACTTCAGTCCACCACGTCCGCCTTTAAACACATACGTCTTGTTAGGCACGATTCGCCTATTTATATCCACAAACGACTTACCAAGTATTCTTGCTGGCAGTTCGTATGGCTTTTCATTGTTGCTTTGGCTATATCTGTCTGCATATTCACTTACTGCATTAAAAGCCTTTGTATTGCCCTTTATAGCGCTTTGGATCTGTCCAGCAATAACTAGTTCTGCTACCGTTGCATCTTCTGCCAAATCAGTACCGTACATTTTTTCTAGTTTCTTCCTGTTATCGTCTGTTAACGTTGCGTTCATCATTGCCGCACAACGTTCTGCCATAGTCTTTTTTGCTCTACGTGCTTCGCCGCTTTTTATGCCGCCTTTCTTTGAGTTCGCTTTGGCTTCTGCTTTATTTATTGATTTGTTATACTCGTCTATTTTGCCTTTTCCGCCGGCCATATTCTTTCACCCTTTCAGTTTATAGCCTATCATTATTAAAGCGCCTATTTGTACCAAATTAAGAAGCCTTTACCCTGGTTTAGAGTAAAGGCCCCTTGAAAGTAGATAAATAAATTTGTATAGAGGTATGGAGTGAAACGTCACATGATCTTAATCCTTTTATATTATAAAATAAACCAATTAAAATTTTGTACCAAAAAAGGATCCCGGCAAAACCAAGATCCTTCGTGTAGGCCTAACTGTGTTCCAGTGTCCATATTCTTTTCATCAGTTCCAGGATATACGCTGGTGGCGTTCTTCTTTCCTGTTCCCATTCTTGCAACGTTCTTACTGGTATTCCAAAATACTCAGCAAACGCCGCCTGGCTTAGTCCTATCGACTTTCTAAACTCTTTCATTTAGTCGCTTTCTCCATACGTCTAACGCTTTAATATATATCTGATCTTCAACTTCCTGACATATATCCACGTCACATTTAATAACCACGTCAAACTCTTTTGTTATCATTGCTGTTGCGTTTACTGTGGCATCTTCAGTAATTATATCATAATCTTGATCACCATGTTCATTAATTCCCTTTAATTTAATATCTTTTACATTATCCATATTAATCATAATGTCTGCCCCTTTCTTAGTCCGTAACTCTTATATAATACATTAGCGCATCACCATCTAAATTGTCCATAGCCCATTCATGTGCCTGGTAGTATAGATCTGTATACAATTTGCAATATGTGTTATTATCCTGGTTCCACTGCCATGATTTCCAGTTTAATACCATAACCAATTCAGTGAAATACTTATAATTTTCTTTCCATGCCTTAAAGGCCCTGTTATACGTGTCTTTAATAGCCCTTACACCAAAGTTATCTGCTATTGAAAAATCCGTAAAAAATGTTGTTATCTGCTTATATCCGCAGTATGCTTCTGAATCAAAAGTTGCTATTCTCATATCCATTATGCTTCACCCCTTACATATTTATCTAACTTTGCTTTTAACTTCATGTACTCAGGATCCATGTGTAATTCATTTCTCAACTGTTCCCTTGTTGCAATTGCATATACAATATATGTCTTGCCTTCCTTAACCTTGCGAACACTTTCACAATATCTTTCTTCAATTAGATTTGCTACCTTATCCTTAAATTTTGGTGTGTCCAGGTAGCCCACTTTAATACAAAAGTCGTCCTTATATGTTCCCGCTAATACCTGTGCTTTCTTGCACTTTTCGTTTTCAAGCATTTCCCTTATTGAATTAATTACAGTCTTTGTTCTTGTCATGTTATTTGCCCTTTCTCAACTCTGTGTATAATCTGTTTCCCAGTTCTTCAACCACTGTGTTATAAAACGCCTTATCTGTATACAACTTATGGAAAAATACCATTTCCCTAAGTACGTTTATTTCATCTTCATCCAGTGTCTTTTTTAATTCTCTGAATACTTCTTCTTGCTGGCTGTTTGTCATTCCAGCCAGCGCTTTTATTAATTCTTCCATCAATTCACCGTTTGTCTTTTTAGAACTCATAGTCATAGTAATAATCCGCCTTTCCTATTGACACATTTTTTCTGTGATACTTCTTCTGCTTTCCATTCTTTCTTATCATGTCCCTATCAAAATGATTATGTATAAACCACATTTCAAATTCTAAGTCGTCACCTGGGTTCTTGTTCTCAAGATACTCAAGATCTTCAAGTGTTGCTTCAACTTCTGCGTACCAATATTTACCCCTTTTAACTAACTTAACTCCCGGGTTATTCTCATTACTTACTAG